AACAATCCGGTGCCGGTCTGCGTGTCTTTTACCGGAACCAAAGGCTGCAGGAAGATGATAAATGGCGCCAGTGGTACTGATGAAGGGGCACAATTTATGCCTTTATCTCACCATATGGGACACATCTGATTGAATGATAAAAACTATTTTACAGGAAGAAAATCATATTATACTGTATACATATCCAGTGTATGTATGTACAGTATAGCCATATCCCTTTGTGGGGATATAGCAACGGATATCCCGTAGTGAGGATAGGAGGGGAAATGCAGGACTACCTTTTGGAGTCGTTAAAGCTCCAGCGTATTGATTTTTTTATCAAGCTTGTAGCGGCTAGTGAGTGCAGCGATGAAGAGAAGCGACTTGCTATCCAGTGGGTTTCTGAGCTGACTGATGAATTAATGGCGAAAATTCGTAGCCATGAATACAGCCGGTCAATGGATGTTTCCAGTTAGGGGGATGATCTCCATGCGTGTCGAAATAATGATTGATAAAGAGCAGAAAATTAGCCAGGCGACACTGGAAGCACTCGAAACCGAGCTTTACCGCAACCTGATCCCTTTATATCCCAAGACAGCGATCCGCATTCGCAAAGGCAGTGCCAACGGTATCGAGTTGACCGGCTTAAAACTTGATGAGGATAAGCAGCGGGTAATGGAAATTATGCAGCAGGTCTGGGAAGACGACAGCTGGCTGCATTAACAAAACGTTGCAGGCGATAAAACTGGTTTTTACCGCCTGCAAGGTTGAACAACGAGCAAGGCGAGGCGTTAGGCTATGGGGTCTAAAGACAGCAATTATCAGGTCGTTTATCGCTATGAGCCACTAACGAAATTTGTTCAGGGTGGCTGGGTGCTTTTTCAGCGGCCAAAATCCTGCGGCGGCGGGTTCTGGCTAGGTAAAACCTATGATGGTGTTTTTATGCTTGAACTTGATCGTCCAGTTCCCTTGGATGAGGGGATTAAGTACATCATCCTTTCATCGCGAGTAGCTGAAAACTTTATGGATTTTGACGAGGATTTCAGGCTAACCTGAAAAAAAAGAGAGTGCATGACTATGCCGCATGAATCTGCATGATCGTTTGAGGATCGTTTTAGCTCCGGCCCGCCAGTTCTGGCGGGCTTTTTCATATCTCATGCAGGTGCATGAAAACCACTACACAAAGCGGGCAGGCGTGGCGGGGATACGAGCGCGCGCTACGGGTCAGGATAAAGAGGATTTGGTGCATTTAACGGGCTGCTGCTGTCCGGCAAAGAAGGTAGGGCGGAGGCGTCATACATGAGGGCAGAGGTTTCTTGCTGGTTCATGGGGCTAACAATACACTGCGCAAATCGTGCCTAGCCGTTTCGGAATTCTAAAATAAATGTTGAGTTCGTTCAGGGTTTGGCTGTAGATTTTGTGTTCTATCACGTATCACAGTGATAGGTGGTGAGCCTTGAAAAACACATGCTAAAGTCCCATAAAGTTTTATAGTCTTTGTCCGAAAATGGCATTAAAATGCTCAGCCATTGATGCTGCCAGTAAGGACACGGAATTGAACTTAGAACAGATTGCCAGTCAAAGTATTAGCAACCTTCAGTTTCTTCTCGATACGCTGAAGATGCCGTTGGCTGTTGGTCCGATCAGTGATGAGGACTATGTGATCCTGACTACAGGATATGCCCAGCTCGAATGGGATTATGGTTTTTCTCGTTATGGTAATCGAAGTGATAAGTTTGAGTTTTGCCTGAAACTCCTGGCTGGCCCGTTAAGGCATATACCTTCTGGCGCTGCTATGTGTACCTTTGATGAGGACACTGGAGTTATAGAGATCCACTTTGTGGAGTCTTTCGTGAAAGATGATGACGTAGAGCATCCTCTATACGGCAACATGTTTATGGTGACTTTGTGGGCGGTGTATCTTTTCGGTAGCGCAGTGGGGTGTCAAGAGATTCGCATCCCCGAAGCACTGAATCAGAAAGTTGCTGACCACTATAAAAAATTTGGTTTTAAAGGTGATATCAGCTTGCTTTCAGCACCTTTTGCTACAATAACTGATGTGGTAAGACGCTACATTACTTCTAAGAAACAGTAGATAAAATTGTGCGCAGTGATACAATGCTGCGCCAAACATCCACCACCGGATGATGAGGCTTGACCTCTAAGAGGAAATCATGACTAAGACGCATAGTGACAAGAAAACACAGAAGCATTACTCCGTATCTGATGTTTTCAGCCGTATGGGCGTCGCGATGGAAGAACTACTTCAAGCGGCCCCACATATGATGCAGGACTGCAAATTTGAAGGAAATGAGCTGCATGGCAAGCTCAAAGAAAAGCAGAAAGCTGCTTAATTCCAAATGTGCGTTTTGCATGAAGCCCGGCATATCCGGGCTTTTTTATGTCCTCTACTCGGCGCCAAGCTCGTAGGGTTCAAAGGAGATAACATCCTCACCCAGCCAGTCGTTAAGCTCCTGTAGACGCTTCTGCAACGGCATCAGCTCGTTGCGCACAAAGACGCGGCTGGCCTTTTCCACATCACCAAAGCCGCCGGTATTGTTGGGAATAATGCCCATCATCTGCGGCGGTACGCGGTGCGCTGCCATCATGTCATCGCGGCTCACGTTCTTGATGTTCAGAAACTCATCTTTCGCCGCGACCTCCGACAGCGGGATGATCTGGATGCCGTCCTTTTTACCGTTGGGCGAATACATAAACAGGTTGCGGAAGTTGCCCGGCCCTTTGGCGCTTTTCATGGCCTGACGGATGTTGTTCACGTCCTCCTGATTCTGTGCCGCATCAGTCATGTACATGATGAATCCGGCGTGACTGCCGTTGATGTAATACTTACGGCGAAACAGCGTAGCCGACTCGTTGAGCAGTGTTGATGGGATCGCGGAAAGGTAGCCGGGAAGCCCGTAGATTTCCTGGTTAATGTCCGGCTCCATCAGGTGAAAGATGCTACCTTTGGTGAACTCATAAGGCTGGGTGGTCATGCCGTACTGCACGAACCAGTAAGTATCAAAGTCAATCCCGCGCCGGGTGTACTTCGCCAGTGATGGCTCCAGTGACAGGACGCCGCCCAGCCTGTTCGTCCGTTTTTCCAGATAGGCGTTACCGAACACAAGATAATCCTGGACGAAACGGGCAAAAGCCTGCTGGCTGAGCAGGCGGTGGGGGATGTAGGTACTACTGAGAATGTCACGCTTAACAGCAATCGGTGAGCTGTGATGTACAGCGGCGCGATAGGTCCGCGCCAGCCCGTCAAAGCTCACCGGCGGCTCATACCAGCGGTCCATTTGCACACATTCTACGTAGTCCAGAAGTTCGCGGCGGTCCAGTACCGGAATGGGATCGCCAAAACTGAACGCCTGGGTAGTCGCTGCATCATTGGGTTGTACGTCAGGTGGCATCACATCCTGTGCGGTATTCTCAGTCATTAAAAAATCTCCACAATGTTGCTGGTATTGGCGGCTTCGCCCTGCAGCGGTTCGTTAAACAGTGCGTGCATCGTTGCCCAGGCCAGATCGGCGTGGCTGGCTTCTTCGCTGCGGCTGGCTTCGTAGGTAGGGCGGTTTCCGCTGGCGGTGGTGGCGCGGCGGATAGCCATAAATGACCGCGCAATGTCGGTATGCCCGGCGTCAAACTCCAGACGGCGGTGGCTGATAATGTCGTATGCCTTGAGCACCAGGGCGTTTTTGACGTTGGGGTTATAGACAAACTCCCGCACGGCAGGGAAAAAGCCTTTTACGTTTTCATAAACACCGTGACCGACGCCGGTGGAGTCAATGCCGATGTAGGTCACGTTATACTGCTGAGTCAGTTTGCGGATGGCCTCTGCCTGGGCGCGGAAGTCCATTCCGCGCCACTGATGACGCTCAAGGATGCGGAACTTACCGCCGGGCACCGTCGGCGGGGCAATGACTACGCAGCCAGCGCTGTCACCGTTCTGGGTACCTTTCGCCGGGTCATAGCCGATCCAGACTTCGCGCCAGCCGAACGGACGCAGGGCCAGCGCCTGAAAGTCTTCCCAGACTTCCCAGCTGTCCACCATGCAGGCCTGCAGGTCAGCGAGGGGGAAAACGGAGGCGAGATCGTCGATGAACTCACACATCAGCAGGTTCTGGTACTCGTCGGGGCTGTACTCCAGGCGCAGCTGGTCGAGGTCGAACAGGTTGCAGCCACCGCGCACGGCGTCCTCCACCGTCACGATCTGTCTGAACTGACCGTCAGCGCAAAGCAGACCGGCAGCAAGGGCTGAGTGGGTCAGGTCGATATCAACGCGATCAGCTTTTGCCCGCCCGCGATTGAACAGGGCGCCAGACCAGAACGGGTAAGCGCTGTGCGTCAGGCTGGAAGGCGTTGAGAAATAGGTCTGGCGCCATTTCTTGTGCAGCGCCATGCCGGAGGCGACTTTACGTAGCTCCTGAAATTTCGGGATCCAGAAATACTCATCAAGATACAGGTTGCCGTGGTAGCTCTGTGCGGTGCGGGCGTTGGTCCCGAGAAAATACAGCGTGGCGCCGTTTGGCAGCACCATGGGATCGCCTTTTAATTCCACGTCGACTTCTTTGGCAAACTCGATGATGTACTGCTTAAAAACATGCGCCTGGGCTTTACTGGCTGACAGGAAAATCTGGTTTCGCCCTGTCATCAGGGCGTCCATCAGCGCTTCACGCGCGAAATAATACGTAGCGCCGATCTGGCGCGATTTAAGCACGTTGCGGATACGGTGCTTAATTCCTGCTTCCCACCAGTGGCGCTGATATTCAAACATTCCGTTGCGGAAAATTTCTTCCAGCTTTTCGATCTGTTCGTCAGTAAACAGGTTCTTTTCTGGTGTCTTGCGGGGGCCGCGGTTGCGGTTTTGCACGTTGGGGTTAAGGTCCGCCTCATTACCGCCGTTGTTAAATTTACCGATACGGGCGTGGCGCTCGGACTGGCGCGCCAGCAGGTCTATTTCTTTAAAGTCTTTCCCTTCCTTGTGCTCCTTCATGATGAGCTGGCAATAGCGGGCGGCAGTGGTGAGCTGCATCTGATCGAGTGGGCCGTATTCGCCCCATTTGTCGCGCTTTTTCCAGCTGTGAACGGTTGCAACTTTTTCGCCCAGCATTTCAGCAATGCGGGCTACGCGGTATCCCTGAAAATACAGCAGTAATGCCTGCCTGCGGGGATCGAGGTCTGCGGGGGTCATCGTTTCCATGGCACAAACATACGGCCTTGCCTGGCGCCTTTCCCCGGCTGGCCTTTGTATGGTTTACCGCACAAGGTCCGCGCGTTGTTTCACTCCCTCCATCGCAGCAACCATAAGGCCTCACAGAGTTATTTGATGGAGTCGGTCACATGGCTGTAAAAGCAAAGCGCTTCCGCATCGGTGTGGAAGGGGCAACGACAGACGGGCGCAATATTGAGCGTGCCTGGCTGGAACAGATGGCGGCGAGCTATGACCCGCAGGTGTATACCGCGTTGATTAATCTGGAGCACATCAAGGGTTACACCCCTGACAGCCCTTTCCGCCGTTTCGGGACCGTGGATAAGCTGGAGGCAGAGGAGATTGCAGACGGCCCGCTGAAAGGGAAGCTGGCCCTGTATGCGTGGATCACCCCGTCAGAGGACCTGGTGGCGTATACCCGTAATCTGCAGAAGCTGTTTACCTCGATGGAAGTCAATACCAGTTTTGCCGATACCGGCAAAGCCTACCTGGTTGGCCTGGCGGCGACGGATGATCCTGCAAGCCTCGGTACTGAAATGCTGCAGTTTAGCGCCAGCGCCAGAAGTAACCCCCTGGCAGGCCGCAAGCAAAACCCTGAAAACCTCTTTACCGCCGCCGAAGAAACGCTGATCGAGTGGGAAGAAGTCCAGGACGATAAACCCTCCTTGTTTTCCCGCGTTGCCGCGATGTTCACCAAAAAAGAACAGAACGATGACGCGCGTTTTTCTGACGTGCATCGCGCGGTTGAGCTGATTGCTACTGAACAGCAAAACCTGAGCGAACGCACCGATCACTCCCTGTCTGCGCAGGATGCGCGCATTGCTGAGCTGGAAGCCTCCCTGCAGGAACAGCAGACCGCTTTTGCTGAACTGGAGCAGCGGCTGAGCCAGGAAGACAGCCGCAAAGATTATCGCCAGCGCGCGCCGGGCGGAGACGCACCGTCAGGCACACTGACCAATTGCTGATGGAGCATAAGAACCAATGAAAAAGAAAACCCGTTTTGCCTTTAACGCCTACCTGCAGCAGCTGGCACGCCTGAACAACGTGGAAGTTGAAGAACTTTCCAGCAAATTCACCGTTGAGCCGTCGGTACAGCAGACGTTGGAAGACCAGATCCAGCAGTCCGCTGCCTTTCTGACACTGATTAACATCACCCCGGTGGATGAGCAGTCAGGCCAGCTGCTGGGTCTGGGTGTCGGTAGCACGATTGCCGGTACCACGGATACCACCGCCAAAGAGCGCGAACCAACTGACCCGACGCTGATGGAAGACGTGGAATACAAATGCGAACAGACCAACTTTGATACGGTGCTGACCTACGCAAAGCTTGACCTGTGGGCAAAGTTCCAGGATTTCCAGGTGCGGATCCGTAACGCCATCGTGAAGCGCCAGGCTCTGGACCGCATCATGATCGGGTTCAACGGCGTGAAGCGTGCCAAAACCTCTGACCGAGACGCCAACCCGATGCTGCAGGACGTAAATAAGGGCTGGCTGCAAAAAATCCGCGAAGATGCGCCGGATCATGTCATGGGCAGCGAAACCAAAGACGGCGTGACCACCAAAGGCGCCGTGAAGGTTGGTAAGGGTGGCGATTATGCCAACCTGGATGCCGTGGTGATGGATGCGGTCAACGAGCTGATCGACCCGGTATATCAGGATGATGATGATCTGGTGGTGGTCTGTGGCCGTGAGCTGCTGTCTGACAAGTATTTCCCGCTGGTTAACAAAGGCCAGGAGAACACGGAGAAGCTGGCCGCTGATCTGATCATCAGCCAGAAACGAATGGGTGGCCTGCAGGCTGTACGCGCGCCGTATTTCCCTGCGAATGCACTGCTGATCACCCGCCTGGATAACCTGTCCATTTACTGGCAGGAAGATACCCGCCGTCGTTCTGTTATCGATAACCCGAAACGTGACCGGATCGAGAATTTCGAGTCCGTCAATGAAGCGTATGTGGTTGAGGATTACCGCTGCGCGGCGCTGGTCGAAAACATCCAGATGGGGGATTTCAGTGCGCCAGCTGTACCGGAAGGCGAGGGGGCATAACGCATGAGCCTGAGTCCCGCACGGCAGCACCGCCTGCGCGTCCAGGCTGAACAGGCCGCCCGGCAGGGCGGCAATGTTCGCCACGCGACGGGGCATGACCTGATGCTGATGCAGCTGGCGGAGGACCGCCGCCGCCTGAAAGGTATCCAGTCCACCGTGAAGAAAGCCCAAATCAAAGTGGAGCTGCTGCCCCGTTATTCCGCCTGGGTGGAGGGGGGGCTGGCTGCTGATGGTGCCCGGCAGGATGACGTGGTGATGTTTGTGATGCTCTGGCGTATCGATGCCGGTGATTATGCCGGTGCGCTGGATGCAGGGCGTCATGCGCTGCGGCACGGATGGGTGATGCCCATCGGAAACCGTAACGTCCAGACGGTGCTGGCAGAGGAAATGGCAGACGCTGCGCAGGCCGCTCTGCTGGCAGGTGAATCTTTCGATGCCGGGTTGTTACTGCAGACACTGGAGCTGACAGACGGCCAGGATATGCCAGACCAGTCACGGGCACGCCTGCATAAAGCGATTGGCGCTGTACTGACCGAAACCAGCCCGGCCTCCGCCCTGAATCACATCAATCATGCGCTGCAGCTTGATCCACGCTGTGGCGTCAAAAAAGAAAAACAGCAGCTGGAGCGCAGATTGCGCAATGACAGCCGTTAACGGAACGTGCCCCGCGCACGGGCGGCACGGGGTGGCGAAAGGCTTTTGCCACATCAAAACCCCGTCCACCGCCCACTATTTCAGGAGAAAGCCCGCATGAAGTTTGTTGCGCCTGAGCAGGCGCCGGAACAGGCGGAAATTATCAAAAATACGCCGTTCTGGCCCGATGTGGATTTATCAGAGTTTCGCAGCGTGATGCGGACGGATGGCACGGTGACGTCACCCCGTCTCGGACAACTCATCCGGTCTGTGATGTCAGAGGTCAATGCGGAGTTGTACGACTTCCGCAAGCGCCAGCAGGCGCTGGGATTTATGACGCTGGCCGATGTACCGGCGGACTTGCTGGACGGTAAAAGCGAACGTATTCACCACTACCACAACGCCGTTTATTGCTGGGCACGCGCGCAGGTGAATGAGCGTTACCAGGACTACGACGCCACGGCCTCCGGTGTGAAAAGGGGGGATGAGCTGGCGGAGGCCAGCGGCGATCTGTGGCGTGATGCTCGCTGGGCAATCAGCCGGGTACAGGATGCGCCTCACTGTACGGTGGAGCTGATCTGATGAAAGTGCGTGCGTACCAGGGTGACACGGTGGACGCGCTTTGCTGGCGTCATTACGGACGCACGCAGGGCGTCACGGAGCAGGTACTGCAGGCAAATCCGGGGCTGGCTGAGCACGGCCCGTTCTTACCACACGGGCTGCAGGTGGAGCTGCCGGATATTGCCACCACTTCCACGGTGCAGACCGTCCAGTTATGGGACTGAAATATGACGCTTGAACGGATCAGCGCCTTCATCACGTACTGCATCGCTGTACTGCTGGCATGGATGGGAGATTTATCGCTTAAGGATGTGTCGACAGTGGGCGGTGTGTTGATTGGCGTGCTGATGCTGGCCATCAACTGGTACTACAAACACAAAACCTACCAGCTGCTGCGCGGCGGAAAAATTACACAGGGGGAATATGAATCCTTCAACCGTTAAACGCTGCCTGGTAGGGGCGGTGCTGGCGATTGCCGCCACCCTGCCGGGCTTTCAGCAACTTCATACCTCAGTGGAAGGGTTGAAGCTGATAGCCGATTACGAGGGCTGCCGCCTGCAGCCGTATCAGTGTGATGCGGGGGTGTGGACCGATGGGATTGGCAATACCTCCGGCGTGGTGCAGGGGAAGACCATCACGGAACGGCAGGCCGCAGGGAGTTTCATCACCAACGTTTTAAGGGTGGAGAAGGCACTGGATCGCTGTGTCCTGGTGAGCGTACCGCAGAACGTCTATGACGCGCTGGTATCGCTGGCCTTCAACGTGGGAACCGGCAACGCCTGCAGCTCAACCATGGTGAAGTTTATCAATCAGAAGCGCTGGCGTGATGCCTGCTATCAGCTGCCGCGCTGGGTATATGTCAAAGGCGTATTTAATCAGGGCCTGGAAAACCGCCGCGGGCGGGAGCTGGCCTGGTGCTTAAAAGGAGCGTAACGAAATGAAAAAGAAACTGATCGGTGGGTTATTTTCGGTGCTGTACACGGCGCTGATAATTTTTAGTCTCTTTGTTCCAAACAGTATTGTTCCGGCACTGGTTACAGCCTTGACCTGGGTGGCCTGCCTGCTGAGCTGGGGAGCGGTGCTACTTTGCATGGCTGGGTGGTATGCGGGCGGCACTCATCGGGGAAAGGCAAAGCAGGCGCTGATGCGCTTTTTCAGTACGCCAGGAAACCAGGTGATCAGATGGGCAAGGTGTTCACTGCTTGTGATTTTTCTCACCTTTACGGGCCACGTTGTCACCCTGGTATTTTATCTGCTGACGCTGGTCGCGCTTAAGGTTCTGCGTGCGCAGATTATTGATGCGGAGCCGGTGACGGTATGACGAAGGCGCTGGCGGTAATTCTGGCGCTGGTAGTGCTGGCGCTTGGCTGGCAGTCATGGCGGATGAAGGAGGCCAGCCAGACCATCGAGCAGCAAGGGCGGGATCTGAAAACGACAGGCGAAAAACTGGCAAAAACGAACAGCCAGCTGATCGCCTTGTCCATCCTGTCCGAAACCAATAACCGGGAACAGGCAAGGCTTTACGCGGCGGCAGAAAGTACAAACGCGCTGCTGCGAAGCCGTCAGCGCAGAATTGAGGAGCTAAAACGTGAAAATGAGTATTTACGCCGCTGGGCTGACACTCTTCTGCCTGCTGACATTATCAGGATGCGCGAACGTCCAGCCCTCGCCGGAGGTGCTGCTTACCGTGAATGGTTGTCCCAGGGTGACGCAGTGCCGCCTGGAAAAGTCGGCGGCACGCACTAACGGTGATCTGCTGACCGCGCTGGATGAAGCAGAGGCGGCCTGGGCGGTCTGCGCTGACAAGGTGGACACGATAATTTCCTGTCAGGAGCGAAACAGTGAACAAGCCTCAATCCTTACGCCGCGCCCTGAATAGCGCGGTGCCATATGTCCGCGATAACCCGGATAAGCTGCATTTGTTCGTTGATAACGGATCGGTGGTGGCAACCGGGGCAGCGTCACTTTCATGGGAATATCGTTACACCCTGAATGTGGTGATTGTGGATTTCAGCGGCGATCAGGGGTTATTGATGGCGCCGGTGGTGGCCTGGTTAAGGGAAAATCAGCCGGATGCTATTCATAACCCGGAACTGCGGGAAAAGTTGCTTTCCTTTGAAGTCGACATTTTGCGTAATGATATCTGTGATATTAGCCTGAATCTGCAACTGACAGAGCGTGTGATAGTCAGCGCTGACGGTGACGTGTCCAGCGTCGAAGCGGTGCCGGAACCGGGCGAACCGGACGAAATGTGGGCGGTGAGCCGTGGCTGAGCTGCAGGAAGTTGACGCCTGGTTAGATGCGTTGCTGGCGGAACTGGAGCCTGCCGCACGTAAGCGCATGATGCGGGATCTGGCACAGCAGCTGCGCCGTAGCCAGCAGAAAAATATCAGGATGCAGCGCAACCCGGATGGGACGGCTTACGAGCCGCGTCGCGTGACGGCCAGAACGAAACAGGGCCGCATCCGTCGGCAGATGTTTGCAAAACTCCGCACCACAAAATACCTGAAAGCCGTCGCCAGCAAGGACGCGGCAAGCGTCGAGTTTGAGAGCCGTGTGCAGCGCATAGCCCGCGTGCATCACTATGGCTTGCGTGATCGGGTCAGCCGTAAAGGGCCGGAAGTCAAATATGCAGAGCGCCGGTTGCTCGGCATCAATGATGAAACAGAAGACATTACGCGAGACGTCTTATTGCGTTGGTTGTCACAGTGATTTTGTGTCAGGGATGACACAACCCGCCACGCTGCCGCACTCCCTCCGCGCGTGGCAATCTTGCCTTCATGAATACGCAATTAACCGAAATCATGCGCCTTATCACCAATCTGATCCGCACCGGCATTGTGACCGAAGTGGACCGGGACGGCTGGCTGTGCCGGGTGAAAACGGGCGACCTCGAAACCAACTGGATTAACTGGCTGACCTACCGTGCAGGTAAATCACGCACCTGGTGGTGCCCGTCTCCAGGGGAGCAGGTGGTGCTGTTCAGCCTGGGCGGCAATCTGGAAACAGCCTTTGCGCTTCCGGCCATCTACTCCAACGCCTGCCTGCCGCCGTCAGACTCTGAAAGTGCGGACGTGACTGCATACGAGGATGGCGGCTGGTTCGAATACGACCCCGCCACCGGGCGCTGGATTATTCGCGGCGTGAAAAGCGTGCTGATTGAGTCTTCGCAGGTTGTCTCCTGCAAAACCGGTGAGTTTATGATCGAGGCTGACACCACCCGTATTAACAGCAACGTGATCCTGAACGGCGATGTGACCCACGGAGGCGGCGCGATGACGTCAAACGGCGTCGTTGCTGATAAGCATAAACACCCTGGCGACAGTGGCGGAACGACGGGAGATCCATTTTGACGCTCTATATCGGGATGAGCCGCGATACCGGCAGAGCCATAACGGAAACTGACCACCTGCGCCAGTCGGTGCGTGACATTTTGCTGACCCCGCAAGGGAGCCGGCTTGCGCGCCGGGAGTATGGTTCCCTGCTTTCAGCGCTCATTGACCAGCCGCAAAACCCGGCGCTGCGCCTGCAGATCATGGCTGCGGTGTATGTGGCGTTGCGGCGCTGGGAGCCGCGGCTGCAGCTGGACACTATCACGGTTAACAGCAGCATGGATGGCGCAATGGTTATTGAGCTGGCAGGCCAGCGTAATGACGGCGTGCCCGTGTCCCTTTCCGTATCGACAGGAGCAGACAATGGCCGTTATTGACCTTTCCCAGCTGCCGCCGCCGCAAATTGTGGATGTGCCGGATTTTGAAACCCTGCTGTCTGAGCGCAAGGCTGAATTTGTCGCGTTATTTCCGGCAGACGAACAGGAGGCCGTGGCCCGCACCTTAATGCTTGAATCTGAGCCGGTGGTGAAAATGCTGCAGGAAAATGTGTACCGGGAGCTGCTGCTGCGCCAGCGGATTAACGAGGCGGCGAAAGCCGTGATGGTGGCCTATTCCGGCGGGGATGACCTGGACAATTTAGGCGCGAATAACAACGTACAGCGCCGGGTGATTACGGCTGCGGACGACACCACAACGCCGCCCACGGAGGCGGTAATGGAATCTGACGCGGATTATCGCCAGCGCATCCCGGCTGCCTTTGAGGGGATGAGCGTTGCCGGGCCAGTCGGAGCCTATGAATATCACGCGCTTAGCTCGGATGGTCGAGTGGCGGACGCGTCGGCGTTCAGCCCGTCACCGGCGGAAGTCGTGGTGACTATTCTGGCCCGAGACGGCGATGGTACTGCGCCGGAAGACTTACTGCAGGTCGTCGGTGAGGCCCTGAACGATGAGGCTGTGCGGCCGGTGGCGGATCGGGTGAGTGTCCGATCTGCTGAGATTGTCCCCTATGAAATTGATGCGGTTCTTTATGTCTATCCCGGCCCGGCAAAGGAACCGATCCTGGCGGCCGCTAAAGCGCAGGGTACGGCGTACATCAACGAGCAGCATCGCCTGGGGCGTGACGTGCGGCTGTCCGCGATCTATGCCGCTCTGCATGTCCAGGGCGTCCAGCGCGTTGAGCTGATGAAGCCTGCGGCTGACATGGTACTTGATAAAACGCAGGCGTCTTTTTGCACTGACTTTAAAGCGGTAATTGGTGGTTCCGATGAGTAACAGCCTGTTACCGCCGGGGTCGTCTGCGCTGGAACGCAGGCTGGCGCAGGCATGTTCTGGCATCAGCGACTTAAACGTGCCGCTGCGGGACCTGTGGAACCCGTGGAAATGTCCGGCAAAGTTTCTGCCATATCTGGCCTGGGCTTTCTCCGTTGACCGATGGGAGGAAAACTGGACAGAAACCGCTAAGCGGCAGGCGGTCAGTGATGCGTTCTGGATCCATCAGCGCAAAGGGACGGTGGCGGCGGTTAAGCGGGTGATCGAGAGTTTGGGTTATTCAATGACCATTGAGGAGTGGTGGGAAGTCGCCGATCCTGCCGGGACCTTCCGGCTTGAGGTTGAGCTGAATGAAATCGGCATTACGGAAGCCATGATTAACGAACTGGAGCGCATCATCGGTGATGCGAAACCGGTTAGTCGCCATATATCACAGCTCACGCTGTCAACAACGACCAAAGGGACTGCATTTGTCGGTGCCGCAGTTGTTGAGGGCGGGATTATTACCGTTTACCCGGACGGCTATGAACCGGACGGCAGTATTCATTATGACGGGCAGGCAAATTACGACGGCAATTATTATTATTCCGGGAATGAACTATGAGCGAAATAAACGAAACGCCGCAATGGGTTGACGGCATCCCTTTTATTACCCGAGCGGATAAAGTTGAAGGGGGTAATTCAGGGAAGATTAATATTCAGGCAACGATTATAGCAGGCCGCACCCGTTACCTTAAAAATCAGATAGAGGCTTATAACGGCCTGCTCAAGTCGGGTGAGTTACCCTTCACTGATAAAACCGCGGCGCAGGCGTATATTGACGCCGGTAAAATACCGGCTGACAGTTTGTTTTCCGTCCGTTCAGAAAATCCGGATTACTGGGTTGACGAATGCGTTAACCGAAATGGTAAGGTCACTGCCACCGGTAAACATCTGCTTTCAGAATCAGCTATCACTGCCCGTATTAACATGGATGATAACGGCAATATTACGTTCCATAAGGATGCGGACGGGCTGAGCCTGATAGTCGTTGATGATATCGGCGGGATGCACCTCACCGGCGTGAAAGGAACGGTTCAGGAGCGGCTGAATATCGTCGGGAAAAACACATCACCTGCCATCCTCCGTCTGACCGATGCCGAAAATGCGGCTTTTGCCTCAGTGGATGAATACGGACATTTACGCCTGCCGGGTATGCCTGACAGCGTTCAGGAAAGGCTTGATGCGCTGAAAAAACGCATGGAAGAGTTCCGTAAGCGCGGCATGATTCTGGATGCACGGGAATGTAATCTGAATACGAAAACCGGGCAGGATGCTCATCGACCGCTGCAACGCGGTTACAACTGGTTATCAGCGAATGGCGGTGGCTATTTATACGTACCACCCGGTCATTACAAAATGTCTGTCCCGGTTACACCCCGATCTGGTGTGTCGCTGGTTGGGGCCGGACAGGACGGAACAATATTTTTACCTATGGGGTACCTGCCTGCGTTTCAGTATCGGGGGAAACCAGCCGAGGCATCGCCGGAAGTTTACGTCGAAAATATCCAGTTCTGTGATTTTACCGTCGACGGTGAAAACCAGCAGTTACACCCGGAGCGCGGTTATATACCGGATATCAAAGGAATCTTCCTTCAGTACTACCGCAATGCCTACTTTGATCGCCTGACCATCCGCAATACCGGGGCGACCGGTTTCGGTGTGGATATGCCTGATAAGGTTTTCGTCGCGAATTTCCTGGTTGAAAACTGCGGCAGGCTGGCGAAAGTCGGCGACCTCGGTGCGTCGGGGTTCGGCCTGGGTACCAGCTTCCTGAGCAGTGAACCGATTTTCCTGTCAAAAATCGTGGGGCGCGGGAATAAAAATTACGGCATCTTCTTTGAGCCACAACGCGGCGTTGGTACTGCGCAGGATGCGATTGTTTCGGGCGCGACCTTCTCCGGCAACTTCGCGGGCATGGCAGATTGCGGTATTGAGGGGCTGATAGCCTCTGACGTCAATCTGCGAGGGAACCAGTACGGATTTATGGCGGATACCGGCACCAACAACGGCGGACGTCCAGGTCATCGCGGGAAGCTGATTAACTTTATTGTTAAAGGCAATACAAAACACGGCATGTATTTTGTCTCGGCTAAAGACGAAAATTTAACTGGTGAATACGCCATTATTGGCGCGCATATCTTCGGGAATGGTGAGGACGGGATTAACTTTAAGTACCCTGAGAAACGGGCAAACAACGGCCTGCGTGTTTCAGACTGCGATATTAACGACAACGGCCGTCATGGTCTGAATTTTGAATCCGGCCCGGTCATCAACGCCCATGTGACAAATACCCGTTTCTGGAATAACGGGAAACAGGCTGCGGGTAACGGTATTAACAGCAGTGCGAGCGTGAAGAAAAGCCGGTTCTCCATGAACAGTTATTATGATTTGCAGGCGAAACCCACGCAGCAATATCCCGTTTCCATCAGCGGAGATATGGAAGATGTTGATATCTCCTTTAACCACGGCGCGGGCAATGTGAATAACAAACTTAACCTGACCGGGAATAAAACCCGCGTCACCACGCTTTCTAATCCGGGAATTGAATAATGGCAACGAATATTCAGGGCAACATGAAATATAAAGGGCGCTTAAATCTGCTGCCGTCAGCAAATGCCCCCTTACCTAAGGGTGCAAATCTTTTCGCGGATTTTGCAGGCGGGCGTCACGTCATTAAACATGCCAGCGGGAATGTTTTACGGTCATCCATCCTGACCGACATTCTGTCATTCTCCCGCGACAGTACCGCGACGCGGATTGCTGAGAGCGGCCTGCTGGAATACCTCCAGGCTAACGAACCGGCGATTGATTATCACCCTATGACCGGGGAGTGCCTGGGCCTGCGGGTTGAGCGCAGCACGTGGAACCGCCTGGAATGGAGCCAGGATTTCAGCAAAATTGCCACCTGGGCGGCGTCGGGTGTCGTACTGACGCCGGGGGCGACGCAGGCACCAGATGGCAACATGACGGCGACCAAACTGATTGAGGCCACGGATACGCAGGCCGCAGTGCGCAAGTTAGTGGCAACCACCACGGCGGAAGCGACTAAGGATTTTCCGTATAGCTTCAGCATATTTGCAAAAGCGAACACCGCCAGCGTGCTCCAGCTGTCAGCGGTGGGGGCATTTCCTGAGCCGACCTTTGTTAACTTCGATCTGAAAAACGGCAGGCTTGGAAAAACGTCTTCAGGTTCAACAAAGCGCGGGCTAATGCAGGCCACTATTGAGCCTTACCGCAATGGATGGTACCGCTGCTCAATTACTATCATGCCGTACAGCGCCGCAAATCCAGAATTTACCCTGGCACTGACCGAAAGCGACACCAGCGCCGGAGCACTGCCGTCGTACCTTCCTGCGACACCGAAGTCGGTGTTTATCTGGGGCGCGCAGGCTGAGCTTTCTGACGGCGCGACGTCTTATATCCCGACTATTGGCGCAGAAGTGCAGAGGGGGAGTGATATCTGTACCACCCCGACGGTGGCCTCGTTTGTGTCCGCTGCGGCGGGTACGGTGCTGGTTTCGGTCGTGCATCCTCACAGCATCAAGGCGCTGACAGATAAGTACGGTGCGCTCTCCTGCGCCGCAGTGATTGATAATTCTGTTGCCGGGCCGCACGTGCGCTTTGCCTACCGAAACACGAATGTGGATGGTGACTACGGCGCCGTGCTCGGGGTGGTACCGGATGAGAGCGGCACAGCGCAGAATCTGGAAATACCCAGCATGCCGCCGGTACCGGACAGCGAACAGGCGTGCATTTTTTCATTCGACGCAACGGCGCTGACTGCACGTCTTTTTGACGGGTACAACTGGTATGAGCGCAGTCTGACGGCAACGCCTCCGGCACTGAATCGCCTGACCATCGGGCGGGGCTACCTAGAGTCAAGCAATTACCTAAAAGGGTACATCAAAAAAATCGTCTACTGGCCTTCTGCGCTGAGCGAATCAGCGATGGAAGAAATGCTCTCTCTTTAAGGTGCGGTGAAAATGGCGAAACGATTTTATACGCGACTGACCGCCGCCGGAGAGCAAAGGCTGGCAGAGGCCGCGGTTTCAGGTGCGCCGGTAAATATCACCCAGATGGCGGTAGGGGATGGTAACGGCAGTGTGCCTGAACCGGCAAACCGGGAAGATCTGCTTAACGAAGTCTATCGTGCTCCGTTGAATCGCCTGGTGATAGCAGACCAGGCGGCAAATGTTATCCGTGCTGAAATGCTGATCCTGCCGCAAACCGGCGGATTCTGGATGCGTGAGGCCGCGCTTTATGATGATGACGGGGTATGCCTTGCGGTGGCGAACCTGCCGGAGTCATATAAACCGAAACTTGCGGAAGGCTCCGGGCGCTTGCACGCGGTAAACGTCTGGATAGCGATAAGCAGCACTGAGAATGTGCAGCTGATTGCTGAGCCATCAGTCATCATGGCGACGGTGGATGAGATTGAACGGGCTAAAAATGAAGTAAAGGATTACGTGGATCAGCTTCTTGGTGACACTATTACAGCGGCAAAGCGTGATTTCTGGGAAGAAGACAACCCGCCGGGAACAGTGCGCTTCTTTGCTCAAAATGTCGATCCAAATGAGAAATGGCCGTGGTCGAAATGGACTTACACCGGCGAGAATAAAACAATCCGTGTCGGCAAGGCTGACGGTTCGGACGTCGGGCAGACCGGCGGCAGAGATACCGTTACACTCCAGCAGGCTAACCTGCCCGCCGTTCAGATTGATGTGAGTGGCGAAACAAGCGAACAGGAAGAGCAGAAGCTGACGACCACGCGCGGCGGTGTTCACAATCATGGTGGGGTAGCCGGTAAAGATGACCCCTGGGAAATCGGAGGTGATGTGCGTCAGCTCTTTAACCCTAAAGAGCTGGGCGTGACAGATGATGCCGGAGAGCACGATCACGAAGTCACGATCCCACCGCATAAACACTTGGCCAACGGCAAAACAGCCAACCTCGGCGAAGGTAAATCGTTCAGCGTGGTTGAAGCTCACACGCTGCTGATGTGCTGGAGCCGTGTTGCCTGATAAACCCCGGTATCAGTCTGCCCCGATAAGGGGCTTTTTTCTGTCTGCGGTTGTGTCATTGACGGTACAACGGCCATCAACGGCTTGCGGTGAATGATTTCCCTACCATGGGTGAACCCCTAAACAGGAGATTCATTCATGGCGCAAGACTATCACCATGGCGTGCGTGTTGTTGAAGTTAACGATGGCACCCGCTCTATCACGACGGTGAGCACGGCGATTGTAGGCATGGTATGCACCGGCGATGATGCCGATGCTTCTGTGTTCCCACTCAATAAGCCGGTTCTGCTTACCGATGTACTGACCGCCAGCGGTAAAGCGGGCGAGTCCGGCACGTTGGCCCGCTCACTGGATGCCATCGCAGACCAGGCAAAACCCGTCACCGTTGTGGTGCGTGTTGCCCAGGGCGAAACCGAAGCGGAAACCACCTCCAATATTATCGGCGGCGTAACCGCTGACGGTAAGAAAACGGGCATCAAAGCGCTGCTTTCGGCGCAGTCGCAGCTGGGTGTGAAGCCGCGCATTCTGGGTGTGCCTGGTCATGACACGCAGGCTGTTTCCACTGAACTGTTAAGCGTGGCGCAGAGCCTGCGCGGCTTTGCGTACCTGTCTGCCTACGGTTGTAAAACCGTGGAAGAAGCGATTGCCTACCGCGAAAATTTCAGTCAGCGAGAAGGGATGCTGATCTGGCCTGATTTCATCAGCTTTGACACGGTGCTGCAGGCGGATGCGACTGCTTACGCCACTGCCCGCGCGCTGGGTCTGCGTGCAAAAATCGACGAGCAGACCGGTTGGCATAAAACCCTTTCTAACGTGGGCGTCAACGGCGTAACAGGCTTGTCTGCGGATGTGTTCTGGGATCTGCAGGACCCGGCAACCGATGCCGGACTGCTGAACCAGAACGACGTCACCACCTTGATCCGCAAGGATGGTTTCCGCTTCTGGGGTTCCCGCTGCCTCAGCGATGACCCGTTATTCCAGTTTGAAAACTACACCCGTACCGCGCAGGTACTGGCAGACACCATGGCGGAGGCGCATATGTGGGCGGTGGACATGCCGCTTAACCCTTCGCTGGCTCGCGACATTATCGAAGGTATCCGCGCCAAAATGCGCAGCTTGGTAAATCAGGGCTACCTCATCTGCGGTGATTGCTGGATTGATGACAGTGTGAATGACAAAGATACGCTGAAAGCCGGGAAACTCTGGATCGACTACGACTATACGCCAGTGCCTCCACTGGAAAACCTGATGCTGCGCCAGCGCATCACTGACCGTTACCTGGTGGATTTCACCACCCGCGTAAGCGCATAAGGGGGACCCATGGCCTTACCACGCAAGTTAAAACACCTGAATATTTTTAACGCCGGTAACAACTGGATGGGCATTGCTGAATCCGTCACCCTGCCGAAATTCACCCGCAAGCTGGAAAACTACCGCGGCGGCGGTATGCCCGGTTCAGTCGGTATTGATCTGGGGCTGGATGATGGCGCGCTGGATACGGAAATGACCATCGGTGGCACTGAGGCGCTTCTGTTTAAACAGATGGGCAAAGCCACGGTGGACGGCGTGCAGCTGCGCTTTACCGGGTCTATTCAGCGCGACGACACCGGCGAAGTTCAGGCCGTTGAGCTGGTCGTCCGTGGGCGCCACAAAGAGGTGGATTCCGGCGAGTGGAAAACCGGCGAGAGCAACTCCACCAAAGTCAGCAGCGTTAACTGTTACGCGAAGTTGACCATTAACGGTGAAGTGCTCTATGAGGTCGATGCGATCAACATGATTGAAGTTGTTGATGGTGTTGACCTGATGGAAGAACACCGTAACGCCATCGGTCTGTAATTTTTTCCTGGCGCGCGAGGTCGCGCCAGCCAACCCATAACAGGAAAAGAGTATGAGTGAGAAAACAGAAGCAACGGTGAAACTGGATAGCCCGATTAAGCGCGGTGATACCACGATTACGGAAATTGTGCTGCGTAAGCCGCAATCCGGCGCACTGCGCGGCACGCGACTGCAGGCGGTGATGGAAATGGACGTGGCCTCAATGATGACCGTGATCCCCCGCATCTCCACGCCAACGCTGACCCCGCAGGAAATGGCGGACCTCGACCCGGCAGACCTGGCCGCGATGTCTGTCGAGGTGGTCCTTTTTTTGTTGCCGAAGTCGGCACTTGCCGATTTGCCGACAGCCTGACGGTAGATGACCTGGTGGCGGATATCGCCACGATCTTTCACTGGCCGCCGTCCGTCACTGACGTTATGCCGCTGACGGAAGTGCTGGAGTGGCGGCACAGAGCGATAATGCGTAGCGGGGCCAGCGATGAGTGATAAAAACCTGCGCCTGCAGGTGGTTCTGAATGCGGTTGATAAACTCACCCGCCCTTTAAAAAATGCGCTGGCTGGCTCGAAGGAGTTGGCCTCCGGCATCCGGCAGACCCGTGATCAGCTTAAACGGCTTAACGACGCGGGGAGCCAGTTAAAATCTTTTGATCAACTCTCACAGAGCCTGAACCGGACCAGCAACGAGCTGGACCAGGCGCGGCTGCGTGCGCAGATGATGACGCGCGAACTGGCAGCGCTCGAATCCCCCACGAAAAAACAGACGCAGGCGCTTGAGGCGCAATGGCGCGCCGTATCACGCCTGGAACAAAAGCAGGGGCAGGAAACGCGGCAGATGGCTGCAGCCAGGGCGGAGCTGTACCGCCTTGGCATCTCTGCGGGCGGTGGCGCCCGTGAAACGGCCAGAATTACCCGCGAAACGGATCGCTATAACCAGCTGCTGGCAGAGCAGGAGCGGCGCTTGCGGGACGTGGGCGAGCGCCAGCGCAAGCTGAATGCGATCAGGGCCAAAGCTGACAAGATGCGCGACGTGCGTAACAGCCTGGCGGGGAACGGGGCCGGGATGATGGCGGCCGGGGTGACAACGGGCGCGACCTTGCTGGCGCCCATTCGCGCCTACTCGGAATCAGAGAACGCCGCTAACCAGCTGGCAGGCTCAATGATGGGACCGGGCGGAAAGGTGGCGCCTGAGTTCCTGAAGCTGAATAAGCTGGCGATTGCCCTGGGGGACCGGTTGCCCGGTACCACGGCAGATTTTCAGAACATGATGACCATGTTACGCCGTCAGGGGATGTCAGCGCAGGTTATCCTGGGCGGGCTGGGTGAGTCGGCGGCTTACCTTGGCGTGCAGCTGCAAATGGCGCCGACGGAGGCGGCAGAGTTTGCCGCAAAATTGCAGGACGCCACGCAGACCACCGAAAAAGACATGATGAGCCTGATGGATCTTATCCAGCGTGGTTTTTATGCGGGCGTAGACCCCGGGAATATGCTGCAGGGTTTTTCAAAAATTAGTAGCGCGATGAGTATCCTAAATAAAAAAGGGATAGATGCAGCTAAAACCTTTGCCCCACTGCTGGTTATGGCCGACCAGGCAAGTATGGCCGGGGAGTCTGCTGGGAATGCGTATCGGAAAATATTCCAGGCTGCCCTGGATGCAAAGAAAATTAAAGCTGTTAATGATGATCTAAAAGGGACCGGCATTAAGTTTAATTTTTCTGATGGTAAGGGAGGATTTGGTGGGCTGGAAAATATGTATGTCCAGCTAAGTAAGCTGAGCAAACTTACTCCCGAGAAGCAGATGGCAACAAAAAAAGACCTGTTTGGCAATGATTCAGAAACGCTGCAGGCGTTGGATATCATGATCCAAAAAGGTATTGATGGTTATCGTGAAACAGTAGCGAAGCTGGAGAACCAGGCAACCCTGCGCGAGCGCGTCGATGCATCGCTTAATACCCTAGGCAACAAATGGGAAGCCGCTGGCGGCTCCTTTACCAACGCCATGGCGAGCATCGGTGAAACCGTCGCGCCGGTGCTGAAAAATATTGCGGACTGGCTGGGTAATCTGGCGTCCGCGCTGGATGGTTTTGTGAAGCGTCATCCGCAACTGACGGCGGCGCTATTTAAAATTGCGGCCGTATTTGCCGTGGTAGCTACCGCAGCGGGTGTGGTGTCACTGGCCCTTGCATCCATTTTGGGACCTATGGCGATAGTGCGGGTAAGTGCTGGAATTCTCCAGCTTAAATTTGCTTCTGCGTTTGGTCTGGTCACAAGAGTAATTGGCGGCGCAGGCCAGGCGGTCATCTGGTTAGGCCGGTTGATGATGGCTAACCCCATTCTGGCGATAGTTGGCCTGATTGCGATGGGAGCCATCTATATCTGGCAGAACTGGGAAACGCTGGGGCCGAAGTTTAAAGCACTGTGGGATGCCATCACGTCAGGGGTATCAGTAGCCTGGGCTGTGATTAAGCAGACCATAAGCAGCAAATGGGATGAAATTCTGAGTGATGTTGCCGCGCTGCCCGCAAAATTTAAAGCGGTGGGCGGGGCGATCATTGACGGCATCCTGAGCGGTATCAATGAGAAATGGGAAACGCTTAAGAGCAAGCTGGCATCGGTCAAAAGCTACCTGCCGGACTGGATGACCGGCGGCGATAATTCGCAGGGCGCCTCACCGCAGAAAAAGACCCCAGGATTTTTCGCGGGGATGTATGACAGCGGTGGCTATATTCCACGTGGACAGGTGGGTATTGCTGGCGAGAATGGCCCGGAGCTGATTAACGGTCCGGCCTATGTGACCAGCCGCAGGAGAACGGCCGCGCTGGCGTCCGTAGTCGCCGGAATGATGGGGGGAGCAATGCCAGCAGAGGCCGCCCCGCTTCATCCCATGAGTCTGCCGGCAGCTTCATACCGTCCTGTAACTGATAAGCCAGCAGCCAGCCTGTATTCCAGTTTGAAACCCATGCGCAAATTATTATCCAGGCTCTGCCCGGTCAGAGCACGCAGGATATTGCGCAGGAAGTTGCACGGCAGCTTGATGCGCGCGAGCGACGCATGAAGGCGAAGGCCCGCAGCAATTTCAGTGATCAAGGGGGGTACGATTCATGATGATGGTCCTGGGCTTGTTTGTGTTTCAGCTGCGCACGGTTCCCTATCAGCAACTGCAGTATCAGCGGAACTGGCGCCATGTGACCAACAACCGCGTTAATCGCCGTCCGACAACGCAATTTTTGGGGCCAGATAACGATCAGCTGACGCTCTCCGGCGTCCTCATGCCGGAAGTGACCGGCGGCCGGTTGTCGTTGCTGGCGCTGGAGCTGATGGCAGAGCAGGGGAAGGCGTGGCCGTGATCGAGGGTGGTGGGACTATCTACGGCATGTATGTGATTGAGAGCCTTAACCAGACGAAAACAGAATTTTTCGCCAGTGGAGAAGCCAGGAAAATAGAGTTTTCGTTGGGGCTTAAACGGGTGGATGAGTCCCTGTCTGAAATGTTCGGCAGTCTGAGTGATCAGCTTAGCAGTCTGCAGGATTCTGCCGCCGCCGCAGTAGGGAACATCAGATCCACGGTAGGAGGGTTGCTGCAGTGAGCGAGATGGCTGATTTACTCAACCTCGGAAGCAAGACCCCGGCCTTTCGGATCGTGATTGAAGGCAAAGATGCCACGCAGACGCTGGATAAACGTCTGCTGGGTATGACACTGACCGACAACCGCGGATTTGAAGCTGACCAGCTTGATCTGGAGCTGGACGACGCCGACGGCCTGGTAATTATGCCGCGTCGTGGCGCAGTGATTTCTTTGGCGCTGGGATGGAAAGGCGAGCCGCTGTACTCAAAAGGTAAGTTTACCGTTGACGAAATAGAGCATAGCGGCAGCCCGGACAGGCTGACAATCCGTGCCCGTAGTGCTGATTTCAGGGAAACGCTGAATGTCCGGCGTGAGAAGTCCTGGCACAAAACGACGGTGGGCGATGTGGTGAAAGACATTGCCGCACGGCACAACCTTAAAGTTGCTATAGGAAATGATGTTGCTGCGATGGCGCTGGATCACCTGGATCAGACCAACGAAAGCGACGCCAGCTTTTTAATGAAGCTGGCGCGGCAGTATGGCGCGATTGCATCAGTCAAGGACGGTAATCTGCTGTTTATCCGGCAGGGGCAGGGGAAAACAGCAAGTGGTAAACCGTTGCCGGTCATCACTATTACCCGTAAGGACGGAGACAGTCACCGGTTTAGCCTGGCTGACAGGGGAGCATATACAGGTGTTATCGCTCACTGGCTGCATACCCGGGAACCGGAAAAGAAAGAAACTGCAAAGGTGAAGCGGCGCCGGAGGACGACAAAACCCAAAGAGCCGGAAGCAAAGCAGGGGGATTACCTGGTCGGAACGGATGAGAATGTGCTGGTTCTGAACCGTACCTATGCGAACCGCAGTAATGCAGAACGGGCAGCAAAAATGAACTGGGAGCGGCTGCAGCGCGGCGTGGCGACATTTTCTCTCCAGCTGGCAGAAGGCCACGCGGATCTGTATACAGAAATGCCCGTTAAGGTCAGCGGTTTTAAACAGCCCATTGATGATGCGGAATGGATCATCACAACGTTAACGCACACGGTCAACCCGGATAGCGGATTTACGACCAGCATCGAACTGGAAGTGAAGATTGATGATTTAGAAATGAGCTGATGAGGTTCACAAAATGGAAATTATGTGTATCATTATGTGATTGAAATGTGCAGGGCGGGAGATAAATGTAATGATGAATTGTCCAAAGTGCGGCCACGCGGCGCATACGCGGAGTAGCTTTCGGGTAACGGATCTAGAC